CCGGTGAACCGTCATATTCTGCTTGTCCACCTGGCCGATCAGGGATTTATCCCCTTTCCACAGCAGTTTCTTGATCCCATTTCTCCGGCAGATATCCGTCAATAGGTCCAGCAATGCGGCGTAGGCTTTGTCTGACACCGGCCAATCCGGCACCCCGCCATTGTTGGCCACCTCAATGGTGATGGCCCGATGGTCGTTGGCGGCATTGGAGGTACACCAGGACCGGTTGGCCTCCTCCACATACAGGGCAATCCGTCCGTCGCTTCCAATCCCATAATTGCTGCTGGCTTTACGAGACGGGTCAGCAAACAATGCCCCGCAAGTCTCTACGCTGGCATTGCCTGCCATGCAGTGAACGGAAACGGTGTCGATTACGTGGTTGCGCCGCCCGGAATGGTTGGGGGATAATTTGGTGTAGGTCACAAGAGGGCTGTTACTCATCTTTATCTTCCCCTTTTCCGTTGGTCATCTCGTCCAGCATAGATTCTGGAATATCATCTTCTGGATGTACAACAGACAGAGGAGCATTCTTTTCTTCCATAGGAATCCCCCTTTTACTTAAAAAGGTCTGCCAGTGTCTTTGTCTTAGACTTCATGTAGGAACGCTGAATATCATTCCATTCGTCCATTTCCTTTTCCCAGCCGGTCCAGCCCTGCTGCTGCGCATACATGCGGGAGGCAATGTCTACGTCCACGCCCTCTTTCTCGCTGATAGCCTTGATTGCCATGCGATTCGCATAAAAACGATTTGCCATACGAATTCTCCTTCTTTGTCTTTAGTTTTTGTTTGCAGTTTCTTTCTCAACTTCTGGGAGCCCCGCCACACTGGTCAGAAGGCTCACCACAGCCGCCAGGACAGCCGCAGAGGCCACCATGGGCCAGTTGACATCCCCCAGTGCCACGGCGGCTCCAATGCAGCCTACGGCGGTCTGCGCCAAGGTTTTGATGGCTCTCATTCCAGCTGCTTTCCACCAGGCTTTCCATTTCTCACTCATTCCCTTCACCTCCTCTCCACAATATGAAGTCTCTCAACTTCGGCCATGATTGTTGATAGATGCCCGTTTCCTCCAAGCGATTTGTACGCTTGATACATTTCAGTGAGGTTTTCCTTGTCCTCTAAGGAAATTTCTCCTTCGTGAATGTATGAGGAGCCGAGATATCTAACGCGGTCGATCATCAATACCTTTTGCGCTTCCACAAGCGCGTCCAGTTTCCCGGACGAATTCTTTTTCTTGGCCCAGTGGTGGTTTAGGATCGCTATGACAATCGCGGATAAACCGCTGGACCCGATGGCAACACTAATCAAAGAGAGAATAGGTTCCATTTTGGAACCTCCTTAATATTGATTTTTTCATATTCATGAGTATGATAAGAGAAGAAATGGAGGAACTCATGATGAGGAAGATTGAACAGAGAATATATTCCATTCTTGCTCCCGCGACAATTCAAATTTATCCTTTTGTAACATCTTGCGAACGGATCGCAAAGCTCTTATTTGAAGATGAAATTCCGATAGATGTCATAAAGTTGCACCGTGACATATATTCTGTCATTGGACGCAGTCTATCAAAAAGCCCTAATTCAATTTCACGCAGCGTTGAAAGACTGCTTAAGAAAATGTGGGAGACTTCTCCAGAAGCAATAAGTGCTATTGCTGGGAAACCATTAGACCGGTGCCCAAGAGTTAAACAAGGATTGCTTTTTTTCGCATATTATTTCTATATGGAGAAACCCTTCTTTCAAAATTGAATTAGTAAATTTTGCCAAGATTGTCATGGGAATTAGAAAGAGGCTCTATTACATATAGGGTCTCTTTTTTATTCCTTGATCTCCTCCCAAAACTCCGGATTCGTCTCCGGGGACCAGGTGTTGGTGTCGATCTTGCTGCGCCAGGTTTTGCCGCCTGCGGTACAGCAGTCCCCTTTGGCGTAGGGGGAAGTGGAGAGGGAGAGGAAGGGCAGCGCCTTGTCCGGGTCAGTGGACCAGACAAATCCCCACTGGGCGGGCAGCTCCTCCGGTTCCTGGGGGTAAATTTCACTGTCATAGACCTGGAGGAGCCGAACCACCCGCCCGGCGCTGGACCGGCAGACAAAGCCATCTTTCTGGCCTGCCTTGCGCTCCAGCATGTTTTTGGCAGCCTTGGCCGCCTGGAAGTCCGGGATATACTCCTCTGCGGCACAGAGTTCCGTGCCGGTCATGGAAGGGGATTCTGCTTGCAAGTTGACTGCGGCAGACTTCCCCGCCCGGCGCAGGGTATCCAAAACAAACTCTTTTTCAATCAACGTCATTCACTCCTTCTCGAATTGCTGCCGCCATGGCGGCCCAGGTAACGGGTTCCTCCGGATCTTCCGGCGGGAGGTCGGGGTGGTCTGCTTCATAGGCGTCCAGCGCCTCCTGGTTAGTCTCCAGGCTTGTCACAGCGCCGTTTTCCACGGTCAGGGTTACAAACCCCTTTGCCGCAAGATAGGGGCTCAGGAGATCGTCAGGTAGGGTCACACAGTTTGGAAAAGGTTGTCCCATGGGGTTGCCGTGGTTGCCAGATTCGTTGGGGGTTGGGTTAATGTAATACATGGGTTACCTCCTTTATCCAAGTGCCACATAATAGTAAGTGGAACCTTGTTTATTACCTTGATCCGGTGCATCATCACCATACCAACTCACTGTGCTTCCATTCCAAGTGACTAAACCAGTCGAGTTCGTAGCTGACAAAGACCCGAAAAGATCAGAACCTTTTACTGCTATACGAGCAACTTGGTAATTGTTCCTATCATGTCCTTGTAAAACAAAAAATTTTACATCGAAATTAAATGTAAGAGTCTGGGGATTTGCTTTCCCATACGTCCCCGTCCCCACGTAGGAACCGGTTTCTATGATTGTCTTATTCCCCAACACCCCCAGATACTCAATGGTAGTGCCTGCGGGGATGGCGGGATAGCCGGTGACAATTTGATATTGTTCTGCATTGATTGCTACATGCCCTCCTGATACACTGGACTTCGAGAATACAGTATCGTTCGGGAAAAAGACAACTTCATTCGTTGAAAAACGGCTTCCAGTGGTAACTGGACAAGCAAATTTGCCTTTAAGGACCTCACACTCTTCTGGGTCAGACCAGCCTGCAAGGATTAGCTGAGTAGGGCTCCCTCCAAGAGATACAACTCCGTCGGGAGTTACTGTAACACTGTCAGAATATCTCCAGTCAACTCCAGTACCATCATTAGTGTTGGACATTCCTAAAGTGACTTTGACTATTCTCCCCAACACATACCCCGCCTCTTTCGCATCGTCTCCCTCCTGGTAGGCATTGCGGTTTGTGGAGGTTAGGTAGGTGATGTGGGTGCCTGCGGGGGTGAGGGGGTATGCGTTCACTTTTTGGCAAGCAGAAATTTTGGTATAGAAGGGGGCGCTGCTGTGATCGCGGATAAAAGTGGCGTTACTGGGAATGAAATATACTCCCGTTTCCAAATCAGACGAAATGTGATCGGCAGAAACATGAGAAAATTGAATAAATTTCCCTAAAAGATTGTCCTCGCCTTTATTCGGATCAAAATAGCCTTGCCAAATCTCTACCCCCGAAGTATCGTTCATCGTTACGTTGCCACCATCATCAACAGTAATGCTGCTTGCAACGGTGAAAGCCGCATAACTATTGCCCCAGTTTGAGGAAGATTGCGCCAAGACTTTGTTAGATTCAACAGGTCCCAACGTATACCCTGCCGGAATCTCCTCCTCCGTAACCACCGTCTTCCTCCACACATGGACGTTGCCGATATTTGCAAGGACATTGAACGCATCGTTAGGGGTTGAATTCACTCCTGTGGAAAGACCCAGCGTGGAGATCACCGTATCTGAGAGAAGGTTTGCTTTGTTTAGAAGGGTTCCCAGCTGGGTCCAACCGTCTTTATTAATCCCATTGAAGTCTACTGGAAATATCCCTGCAACCATGGCCTGCATAAAATCCTCATAGGTTGGATAGAGGGACAAGGCTTCCCCTACTGTCTTTAGGTATCGTGAATTCCCGCTCCCTTTCATAATGGCGTCTTGCACTAAAACATACCCTTTCTTAAAATTCTGCGCACATGGCCTCTCCCGCCATGAGATAGGATTTATCCATCCATTGGAACATGGATTCTACTTGGACAAGGATCTTTTCCAAATTGTTCGCTTCCTGGAAGGTGAAACTCTGCATATCAGATGGGGCTTCTGGAAGATCAGGTACAAAGGGGAAAGTCTCTCGAATCCGTTCAACATTAGAAACATATCCCTCAGACTGCTCTAATGTTGACTTGTCCTCTTTCACCCAATAATCTCTGCCTGGCCCTGGGTTGACTGGAACATACGGATTTATATACCCACGGGAATATAAACTATCTGAAAGGAACTCGGCAGCCGTTGTAACCCGGTTCATATCAGTTTCGTTATATGCTCCCTTATAGCTTGTCTGTGCAAGCTGAATTAGTTCTTCTTCTGTCTGATCTTCTTTGGATAAAATCGTAAGAAGTTCCTCAATGTCCGCCTGGCTACGGTCTGTAATGAGCCGTATGACATAAAGCCGAAAAGAAGAGGACAGACCTGCTTTGTCCGTTGCGGTAACAGTGATGTAGTTCTCCCCCACGCGAAGCGGCACCGTATGTGAGAACTGTCCGTGTTCATCAATAGCCGCTTCTTCCCCTCCCACAAGCAAGGTGACCGGTGAAGTTGTTACATCCTTTGTTACCCCTTCCACCGTAATAGATTCATCGTCAACGATTTGCCTGTACTCATGCACAGTCAGCTCAGGAGGAACCGTGTCTACAATGTAAACCAAAGATAAACTGGCTTGATTCCCGTCGTTGTCCTGGATGGAGACGGTCAAGCTGTGATTCCCTTCGCTCAGTTCATTTCGTGGAGTATAGGTGAACTGATAACCGTTCTCCGTGGCCTGCGTGGAAATATCTCCCTCGACCCCATCAATCAGCATGGAAAGAGAGGATGGATCAATCCCGGAGCCGTTCTCCTCGTCAAATGCTTCTACAACAAAGGTCGGAACATTGGTTGTCAATATCCCTTCTGCCGGAGATAATAGCTGAATAGTCGGGGGGACTTCCTCTTGCACCGTCAACCGAAGCCCAGGGATATTCGTCCCATCCGTTGTGGTGGAAACTCCCTTGTCGTTCGTCGCGGTTATTTCTGTGTTGAAATATCCCCCTTCTTCATTGTGGGAGGTTTTGGCCGGAACAATGACAGTCTCATATTTCCTTGTCGTTTCATTAAATGTAAGAGTGTATTCCTGTCCATCAAACGTCGCTTTTACCGTGGTTATCGACATGAACTACACCTCCCCACTTTGAAACTCACCCGACACTCTGATCTCTTCTTGCTCTATCGTCTGCACATCAAGTACGATCACTTGGAGCAATACAGAATCCCCGACATTTGCAGTCACTGGCGTGAACGTCGCGGAGATCACAATAGGAGACCACTCTTCTGCCATTTAGATCACCCCCATTTTTTCACCACTCCACAATAATGCATCCAGGTTTCCCATCATGTCCCGGGGTACCGTCTTTTGGGTAGGATGCAATATAAGTTTCTGTATAGCCATCCTCAGAGGTCCACTGTGCATACTTTCCGTTTCTCCCCTGTTCGCCTCCAGCGCCGCCAGAACCTTCCAAGGCTGTTATAGTCCCTCCATAGTCAGGGCCTTTCTGTGCATATACAGCGCCGCTCTGGATGTCCATAATGCCAACCGGATATGGTTTTCCATTTGCAGAAGTGTACACTCCAAAAGTAGTGTCTGTGCCAGGGGTGCCGGGTTCACCGTCGTCCCCACGGCTGCCATTGGTTTCTCCGCCTGCACCGCCTTTCCCGGCAGTTCCACAAGAATAGTCATATTGTTGGTTTGCTATCGCGGTTACCTCGGTAATAAACACATTCCCGCCATCTCCTCCAATGCCGCCAGCCGTGTCTTCTGGGTCAAAAGAATCGCCCCATAGGATATTCCCTGCACCCCCTCCCATACCACCGGCCCCTCCCCCTATCAATGTAACGCGGAATTTCCCAGCCTCTTCCTTTACAAATGTTCCAGAACCTGTCAGAACTGTTTTGTTTGAGTATGCAGAATCATTGGGAGATTGAACGAGATAAGAGGGCATGTTTACCATAACGCCATCTGCCAGGGAGAGCTGTTGCTTATACAATCGAGCAGAGATAGTGGTGAAAAATTGAGTGTCTACACTCTGGATATCTCCGCATTCACTGGACGGATTGCCTCTGTGCTGTACTTCGAACGAACGTCCACCATACTCAAGCAGGCAGGAAATAACCGCTTTTCTCGCATCATCCGTCGTATGAATAAATGGGTTATCTACACTTAAAGACACCTCGGATTCTGTGTTGTTTCCCGGAAAGACCACTTCTTCTCCATCATCCAACGTGAATGTAATGTCCGAAATATCATCATTTGCAGACATTTCAGGATAGGAGTTCATGTTGTCTAAGGTAATCCTGTTGCCCTCAATTCTTTGTAATTTCCCTACTCTCAATTTCCCGGTCTCAAAATCTTGCCTGGGCCAAGTATTCGTTGCCATGCATGCGAAGCGAAGCATTTCACCACACTTTTTCCCTGTACATTCTTCTTCTGCTGCTGTAATGGGGATATCCTTTACATCATCATCTACGATATAATTTTTCTGAAAGTTAACGCCAAGAGAAAGCATAATCGCCTCAATCCACCCAGAAAGCGTTGTGGGAAGTGTATCAGGGACAACAAATTTCCTTTTCGTCAGCGCCCCAATAATATCCAGAAGATCAAATTGTACAGTTAAATCCTTGAGTTTCCATCCCGCAGATTGCTGATAGTAAGTCCCGGCGGGCAACCATTCAATAGTTCCATCTTCCAACCGCATTCCAAAATCAACAATGATTCTTTGACGATCTTCAATGGATGTGAAGAGCGTATTCGGAGCATAAGGATCAAATCTATGGTTTTCGTTGTACAAAACAACTGTGCAAGTAGAATATGGAATGGACAATCCAGAGAATGTAACCTCAGAATATGTTTCAACTGATTTTAGAATGGACCTGTCCCAAATTTCATATAGGCCGACCATCAGCCGGGGGATTCTAACCCGTCGACCACCAAGGCTCCATTTCTTAATGGTAACGCGAATTTTTGTAGGGTTTTGAACGGTAAAGCCATCCAAAACAGTCAACGTACTTTTGTTCCCTGTTTTTGTGTCTGACCAAAGAAGGGTATCGCCGCTGTAAATATCCAACGTAAATTCTGTTCCAATTCCATTGAATTCTTTTTCACTGAACCGGAAAGAGAATGCTTGCAATATACTTAGGTTTTGAATTTCAAACTCAATATAAGGATATGGTTCAGAAAAGACGCCGAAAGAATCACATAGAGATTCAGATACCCAACCAACTTGTCCTATCTGATCCATTGGGTCATCTGGTCGGATATTGAAAGTTCCGTTCAGGATCCATCTGTTAGGTTCCAAGGTCGCTATATTCTGTTCGCTCTCTGTTGTGCCACGGTTTGTTACCTGATCTGTTAAGGAAATATCACTCTCATCATTTGTTGTTATGTTTGTTATGATCATATCTGGGTCATATAGGTCAAACACAACTCGCACAAATTGTCGCCTTGAATCAGATATAACCGCTTTTTCATAGGCTTCACTGTGATCAATCATGGCCATCAATCTCTTCAAAGGTCAGTTTGTATGCTGCCCATTCAGGTCCGTTATCTCTCCAACGTGTAAGGGAAGGAGATGGAGGCTCCATCAAGTGAAACCACCCTTGTACCAACTTTGTGCCACCTGTGGATGGGAGAAAGAACAACTGATGCCGACGTGATGCCTTGAATACAGTATTGAGACGGGACATTGTTTCATAGTCGATGGATGAAAAGTTGACTTCTACCACCCATATAGTGGCACGGATTTCTTCCACTCTTCTGCCGGATATCATCCGCTCAGATACGCCAAGTTCTTCCTCATAGGCGGTGTAATCCCCTTCTTCCAAGTCTTCAATTTCAATTCCGTCAATTGACAAAAACATATTTTCCATTTAATCACTCACAATTCTGGGGGACTGATCCTCTACTGCACGAATATCATTAACAATTGCTCTTGCAAATGCTTTCCCGTTGACATTCAGAACAATTTCCCTGTCTCCCCGTGGTGCACTGGCAAAAGACACAGCGTTTGCTACCCTGTACGCGCTTCCGTTACTTTCTACCTGCTTGGCTTCCATGGCGTTATCCGTGCTGCGTGTGAGGCGGTAGGAAGCACTCCCAGCACTCACAGTGACCGTTTCACGAAGCCTTGCCGCAGCGTTTATCCGGCTAATTTCCGCAATAATACCATCGGCAACTTTCTTCGCTGCGGCAATTGCGGTAGAACCTTCTTCCTGTACACCAACGGCAAGGGATGTCATAGCATCCTCTCCCGCCGCTTTTAGCTCATCAGGCATTTTGTCCACGAATTCTTGGTTAAGAGATTCAAACTCATCCTGATAAATCTGTGCCGCAATATTCTTTGCCGCTTCCGCCCGTTTCTGGTATGCCTCCATATAGGCAGTATATTGATCGTCATTCAGGCTTAACAGTTTCTCCGCGAAAGCCGTCGCCTCGTCCATCTCCATTTGAAGAATTTCGGAATAGAGGCCAGCATCAACCCCTTTTTCCTGAAGGGCAAGCATTGCATTCCCGTATCGTTCAATCTCTTGAATATCCTTATCCAGGTTCAGAAGACGGGTTTCTCCCTTATAATCCTTCTCAAAAAGGTTGTCTCCAGACAATTTAGAAGCCAAGGAATCACGATCACTTTTCAGGTCATCCAAAGCGCTCTGATACTCATCTTCCATTTCCTCAAGAGCATCAATGGCGCTCTGTAATTCTTCCTTTTGAACCTCTTCCTGCTTTTTTAGCTGCTTCTCATTCCAATCTTCTTTGAGCTCGGCTATCTCGTCCAAGATATCCTGTCGTTCATCAACTTCTGCCTCTTCCAGCCGTTCATACTTTTCTGCCAGACTTTTTTCATAGTCCGCAAGTTCCTTTTCATCTGCCCGCTTCTGCGCTGCGGCCTCAATCTCCGCAATCTTGTCATAAAGTTTAGAGGTTTCTTTTAGGACTACATCAGCAAGCTTGCCTGCGGCCGCCTGGGCTTTTTTCGCCTTGTCATTTAAGCCAAGTACCAAACCATCAACGGATTTCTCACCAATCCAGCGAAACGCCTTAGAAGGAGAATGGATGTCCAACGCATTCTTTGCCGCAGCGAGTGCACTCTTCGCCATATTGGATGCTGCACTAATCGCCTGGCTTGCCCCTGCATTGATACCCGCAGCAACACCGGAAGCAATCGCCAACCCGACACTTTTTGCAGAACCAGAGGCACCAGTTGCGGAGGAAAGAACCGCAGTAGTAACAAGGTTATTCAGCGCAGAAACAACATCAGGCGTCCCAGAGGATATCCCGGAAGATATTTGTTCGACGATCTTAGCACTAATCAAAGTCGAAGAAGCTGTAGCACCCAGGGCAGCTTGAACGCTGCCATCAATCATTCCGGAAAAAGCTGTGCTTAGAAGTCCACTGGAAGAGGTAATTGCTCCCGCCGCAGAATTGACAGCTGTTTCACCAACTGTTCCTGCCCCAGATGCAGCAGATTCCCCAGAAGAAATCGAGTTTTGAACGGCAAACCCCATAACTGCAGCCAGCTGTGGAGACATAAAAGTTAATTCTCCAGTTGCTGTGTCTGCAATCGTTGTCCCAATTCCCCCATTTTGGGCCGCTGCTTTCCCAGAAGCTGTGGAATCATTGACAAATTTGGTTGTAGCTTGCTGCCCTTGTGCCGTAGACCCAGATACACTCGAAACGATACCTTGCGTCAAAACTTGGCCAATTTCTGGACCATTCGTCTGCGCTGATTGCTTCCCTGCTTCACCCGCTTGATCTGCAACTTGCTTAGTTGCAGCCGAAACTACTTGTCCATTTTCCAAAATGGAATTTCCCATGAGGAAATCCCATGCATCCGCGTCAGTTGCCATTTCGAAGCCCATGGCCTGAACAACCTGTCTGGCACTTTCAATAACCTGGCGGATACTCTCCGGCAATACAGCGGCATTTGATAGAGCACCATTTGAAAGAAATTGAGGAATCTCAGCACCTGTCTGTGTAAATTGCTCCAGCTGCGATTGGAATATAGTTTGCATGCTCTGGAGCGCTGCGATCTGTGTTCTTTTCGCATCTTCTCCTAAAGTGCTCCAAGATTTCGCTGTAGAATCGGCGAAGGTTTTGAACGCAGCTGCCATATCTTCGGTTGCTTGGTCAACCTGGGCTTTGTTATCCCCTGTGAACTTAACTATATCCGACTGCAATGTAGCGAGAGCGTTTCTAAGTTCTGTTGGATCTGCTGCCGCCAACGCATCCTCGTAAGCAAGGATAACTTCCTGGTTATCAAGCATTGCTTGAGTAGTTTCCACAACTGCGTCTTTTGCTCTCTCAACTTTTTCTTTTGCATCGTTAATGGCCGTCGCGGAATGCTCATTTTGTCCAGCTACAGAATTTTGAACCCTTCCAAGCTCAATTTGGGCATCCTGGAGGTTTTTCACTGCATCGACATTGTTTTGCACTAATTCTTGCTGACTTGCAAGGGCCTCCTCATACTGCCCCTGCATAGCGTTCAAAGTTGCTTCCTTCTCCTTTTGGAAAAGCATATCTTTAATATTGTCAGCAAGTTTAACGTAGCTTTCCCCTTCTCGCTCGTGCATTTCAATTGCACCGGGGATAACATTATTTATTAAGTTCGCAAGGGCATTCGCTCTGTCTTCTTGTCCTTTTTCTACTTTTCCATTCGCATCGGTAAGTCTATCTAACTCAGCAATATAATCTTCTGTCTTGTCGATCTCAGCGTCTACTTTGCCAAGATTTTCTGCTGTGGTCTGTGCAAGCTCTTCCTTTTTTTGCTTCTGTTCCTCAATCCTATCATTGAGGTCGCTCATGGCGTCGTTAAGCTGCGCTTGGCTATCCGATGCGTCATCAGTTACTGCGTTGTAAATAACAAATGCGCCGGCAATAGCCGTGACCGCAGCGAGAGCGGCCCCCCAGGGAGTTAATGCCATTACCGCATTGTAGGCCGTTTGAATGGCCGTTCCCGCCTTGGTGACCATACTAAGCGCCTTTACTGCTTCGGCGCCCGCTTTAACCCCTGTAACAAATTTGGAAATATCGCTGATAAGTAGCGCAGCCTTAAATACTCCAATTGAAACTGCCGCAGAGGCAAGAATAGCGACAAAAGTTTTAACCGCATTGACAGCCTGGGTAAAATCAAAGTTTTGGATAAACTCCAACGCTGCGTCCGCAATGTCAGACAACGCCGGTTTGATTTGCTCGTAGATAGAGATGGCAAGATTTTGGGCCTCAGTCTTGACCATCTGTGTTTTGTGCTCCAGCGTATCAGCCATTGTGCTGTACGCTTTCTCTGTGGTCCCTGCGCTATTCTGTAACTTCTCCAGGTTGTCGTTAAAGGTGTCAAGGCCCTGGGACACAATAGCGTTTGCAGCTTTGCCAGCTTCGGCGCTCCCCCAAAGATTCATAAGGGCTTCTGCGCTGCCATCAACATGATCAGAAAGAACCTCAATCACATCGCCAAGGCTCTTTCCTTCCTTCATTAAGGTGCCGAAACTCTTTCCGGTTTCTTTCTTGAGGATCTTCCCAACTTCGCTGCCGGTGTCGCCAAGCTCATTCAGCATGGAAGAAATATAGGTTGTGGATTCTTCTGTGCTGATACCTGCCTTTGTTAGGCTGACATAGGCAGATTCAAGGTTGCCCAGATTGACATTATAGGCGGAAGCTGTACTAATCGCTTTGCCCATTGCGCTGGCAAGCTGGTCAATCGTAGTAACACCAAGGTTTTGCGTCTGAATCAGGCTGTCCGAAATTGATTCAGCATCGGAAGCACTCATCCCATACGCATTGATGGTGGTTGTGAGGACAGAAAGCGCAGATTCTGCATCTGTGAATCCTGCTGTGGCAAGTCGGGTTGCATCCCCAACCAGTGAAACTGCATTCGCAGTGTCTCCGGTTGCGGAAATGGCGTTGTAAACCGCCCCAGACAATTCACTTGCGGACACCCCCATCTCCGAAGACAAGTTTTGGATAGAACTTCGCATGTCTTCGACGGACATCTGTGAAGTGTCCATGATGGTTTCAACTTGGGCAAAAGCAGATTCAAATTCTATCCCGATCTTACTTACCGCGACAAGGGCTCCAGCGGATGCAGTTGCGACAGCAGCAAGGGCTTTTACGATCCCATTCAATGCTGTTGTTGCAACAGAATTTAGTTTTTGATAATCCTTTGTAGTAAGTTGTGCATTTTTTTGAATTCCAGAAAACGATTTTTTTGCCTGACTTGCTGCCTTCCCAGCAGCTTTGTCTAAATCTGAAAGAAATTCTTGATAGTCACCATTAATTTCAATGGTTACAGAACCATCTGCCGCCATGGGTTACACCACCTTCTCAGTGGGCCCATCGGCATCTCTGGCACTACTTGGACCGTTCTATTTTAATTTCAAACCAGCGCCCACAATTTCTACCTTTGCAACGTAGAAACAACCCTTCACAAGAAGCGTTTTCACTTCGTAACACTGGCATTTCGTACCCGCACATAGGGCATCTGATTTTAGTTAGACCCTTTTTCCACATGCTTCTGGGCCTCCTGATACCGTTTCCGCACCTTTTCGATCAATGCCGCGTCTCTCTCTTCGACAGTCTGTACTTCTCTCCTTCGATCATCTTTAATCGCATAGAGAGCCCGCATTTTTTTATAGTGTTTCTTTTCCTCTTTACTCATTTTGGAAATGTCGGCTGTGCGATATCGTATGCGCTGCATGAAAAGTGTCTCAGAAGGAAGATTGAATAAAAGACGACGAAAAGCCCACCAGTGCAAATCATCCTTAGATAGGTCTATCCCATACGTCGATAGAAAGGAGGCAAGGATTACCTCTGAATCAATTTCAAAGTCATATACCCTGCCTCCTTTCTTTTTTGCTTGTTCCTGCGTTTCCTCTTTGCTTTCTTCCCCACGGAAAAACCACAACATCGCGTCGAACGCCGCGGATATATTGGAAGGAATTCCGCTTGGGTAAAACAAATTTAAGAGGCCTACAACATCTGGATTTTCTTCTTTCAGAATCTCAAGTTCGATAGAAATCCCAACGCGGAAACTTGGGTTAATTGGGAAGAGTTGTCCGTCTACATCTACGCTGGTGGGGAATCCGTTAAATGGATTCTCTCTCACGGTCTTTTACTCTCTGTTCAGCTTCTGCCCGCAGCTTTGCCCGTTTTTCTGCTCTCCGCTCAAAATCATCTACGATGACAGGCGATGTGGAGGGCGTCAAATCTACCTTCATGGAATTTATGGTCGCCGAAACTTCTTCGCAGAACTTGGCATAAGCATTGATGATATCTCTTGCGTTTACATTGTCGCCGAAACACTTCTTGCTTGTCCCTTCACCACAAAGAACATCAAAGAAATCCATGAATGCATTACACATCATTCTGATTGCCTTAATGCCATTTTTGGCGGGATCTTCCTGAATCATTTCTTTCACTCGTTTTCCAACTTCAGCGATCTCTGTCACACCATTGGTATATAATTCCAAGTTGACGAGATCGAAAGTATCATACTGAATCTCAACGCCGTTAATATTGTAGGTCTCCATAATTTATCCTCCTGTCAGTTAAACACCGGAATCGTCAGAATATGTGTAGGCAGCGGGAGCAGAGGTCGCCATAATATCAATGTCAATTTCCGAAGATGCACCGGCATCCCCGGACCCATCAGAGTTCACAATGATAGATGCTGTCCCCTTCTCTCCTTCTCCTGTCAACAGAGAGAAATACACATAAGGTTTAACTACTTTCTGTCCGGTGCCGAACTTAATTGCATGAGACAACACAAAATCCTGGAATTCATCTCCAAAGATACGGTCACCAGTAACATTGAATGTACGCTGAGTAGATGTTTTGGTAGATACCGCACCCTGTCGGATATACGCTTTTTCATCTGTTTCGGGATTCAACTGACTATCCACCGATGCAATACCGGACTGAACTACGATATAATTAGCTACTTTTCCGGCTGATTCTTCCGCGATATCTACGGCAAGAACAAAATCGTCATTTGTTGCAACCCCCGCAAACTCAGCGGAAGGGGTGTAATCAGCCATCAGAGCGGAAAGTTTCATAATATTTCCTCCTAATAAATAAATTTCGGCTCGTCGGCTCACGAAAAAATTTTATTCAGATGTGTAATCCATCGTCATAATAATTTGGTGATCTTCTGTTCCATCCTCATATCGGTTAAATAAAACGGAATCAGGATCACTTTCGCTTCGAGAAAATTTGACAACCTTTTTCCCGTCCTCTAATTGAGGCATTGTTCCATTGTTGATAATCCAGTCTGCAAAGCTTTCTAAGGTTTCATCAGCAGTAAGACGCTTGTTATTGCTATTCCCAGGAATAACACGGTAAATGATCTTGAATGTATATCTTGCTTGATATGCACCACGAACATATTTCCTAACCATAAATGTGCCCTGGGGCGTGGACAATGACATACCTTCGGCATCATCAGGAACATAAGTGAAGTTGATCACCCCAACGGGCTTGTCTGGCCAAGTATTGAGCCAAGAAAGCAATGATCTTGAAATAGATTCTTGCTCTTTATTCGATATTTTTTGTCCCATAGATACCTCACTTAAAGGACTTTTTATATGCCTCTTCCCACCTGGGCATGAACTCTGCCTTTGCCGGTTCAATCCAATGTGGTTGAGCAGAGGACCTTGTAAATACCAAAGATTTTCCTGATGGAACCTTCCGAACTCCGGTGCGGGATCTCCACGTCCCATCGGGAAGGCGGAATCCCGCAGCTCCTGTTTGAGGGTCTACGTAAACAATTCCTTCCCAGAGATAATGGGCATAAGGACCAGGATAGATAATTTCATCATCTAAAATCCTTGTGCGGGCAGCTAAAGTGCCATTCAACCAAGGTAGGAATTTGCTCTCTGTATCTTTCGCTACATTTTTTGTAAGTTCTTTGTTTGCTCTATCAAGTTTCGCTTTGATCTTGTCGATATCAATATCAACATGGATAACGACACTTGCCATTAAGCGCCACCAACTTCCCAATGCTGCATCGAAGGGGAACCAAAATCTTTTGCATCCACTTTGGTGATCCTGTGAACATTATCGTAAATCCGATTCATCCACTGAAAGTCCTTCCCTTGCTCAACGATTTCTCCCTTAACAAAGAAAGTAGTTGAGCTTTGCATAGAATCCGTGTCAAGGGTCCACAAATTGCTTTTATCTTCGGCAGCTTCATATTGCTTTGGGGTTGCAAATCTTTTAGGAAAACCTGTAATCCCATCAATAGCGTTTACATTGAATGGAATAAATAGGTTGACGACGTCTGCACCTTCCAGCCCACTTTCTCTCACATTGGCGGCATGAGCAGCATCAAAGAACACCCCCCGCAAAATGGTAATGTTATAAACAGATTCGAAAGTGACTTCATCTTCTGTTATTGTGTAAACAGTTATAGAATGTGGGGCGTACACGGAAAGCACCTCCCGCCGCGATAAAGCAATCCAGTTCTTCCAAGATATCTGGATACGATGAAAGACATCTCCTCTGTGGAGTTCTTCGCTAATTCTGCCGAACTTCGGTAACTCACAGAGTAACTGCCAACCGTCTCACTGGACTTCTCTCCCGTTTCGCTCAAAGCTGATTCTTGCGCTTTCTCAATAACCTTGTACTGTTCAGCAAGGGCACAGCAAGCATCTTGGAGGGCCGGAAGAGAGGCATTTTCTGCCGCTCTTCCGACTGTGATATAGTCCAGATATTCACTTGCCCGCTTTGCAAGCATTGAAAATTCAGTTTCTGGAATCAACTTTCCAAGGTAGGTTTCTTTATAGTATGTATAATCCGCATATACCATAGGAAACCTCCTTTATTTTCCTTTCTTATAAGTTGCTTTAGGTTGGGAATCAAACGTAGCATCCTTGAAATTGAATGTCACAACGCTGTTCTCATCCACTAAAACCTCAAAAGTGTCATCTTTCGTAACGCGGAAAATAATATCGGCATCAAAAGGAATGTCTTGTTTGGTCGGAGACCCGTTCTTTTTGAATGTCATATTAGTTCCGGTTTTAGTTAAGTGGAATGGGAAGTAATATCCGCTGTCCTCTCCAGGAACATCACTAAATTCCGTATAGCCGGTCACATAGTGAAATGTACCAACCACGGAACCATCTTCCTTGACTTTCAAATCATCGCCTACAAGCTCCGAGACTTGTTTCCCCAATAGGGTCTGACTGCTGGGGAAAAGCGTTAAGATGTCAGACCCCATTAACCCCCCGCCGGTTCGTAAATAGCAAAAGGGAATGCATTCTCATTTCCAACGTTATATGCGTTAATAGGGTTCGGAATCTCCCACCCAAGCCGCATAACGGCCCGGAGTGCAACCATGTCGTTCTGCATCAGGTTGTACAGAATATTACCAGTGGTGGGGTCCTGAACAATGCCGCTGTCAAACACCTTAAACGTAATGTCCTGGCGAATCGAATAGACCAGCTGGCTCCAGTCACCCACGATAGCAAGGGATTCCTCCGGGTCATAAGCGCCGTTTACGGGGAAGTACATGCTCATGCCATCCAGCGCGTAGCGGGTATCGCCCTGCATATCAGTCTTAAAGATAGGCTGACCGTTCTTGTCCACCAGGCCGCGCAGTTTGGCACGCATCTGGATAGCAGCCATTACGCCGTTGGGGATATAACCGCTTTCCTCCACTTTCGCGATCACGCCACCCTCGCCCATGATATCTTTGAAAATATCGCTGGTAGCCGTTACAACAGCATTTGCAGTAGTTGCAGAGGGGACAAGGCCATCTCTCCACGAAGTAGGCTTGTTGGTCCCATACAGAATAGCCTTATCAATAACTTTGCCAAATGCCTCTGACAGTCTGGGACGAACTTCACCCCAAATGTCATAGGTGCTATCATCAAGAACTGCTTCCGGAATGGGAACAATAACCGCAATCTCCTCAGCATGAATCTTCTTCTGGTCCCACGCCATGTTAGTCACATTCTTAAGGGAAGCTTTGGAATCAGCCGTTCCGGAAGTTGCCTCGCCATTTACGAAGTAAGCCGTAGGCAGTGCGTCAAGCACATTCAAAACCTGTGTCTTGCTGGACATGTTAGGAAGCCGACGAGCCATCCGCAGCACAGCCGATTCAGCTACAGCCCCTTGAATGATCTCGCGGGTTACAGGTTCCGGGATAAGTCCGGATAATTTGCTTCTGTCAATGATATTAACTGGCATTTACAATCTCCTCTCATTTTAATGCACCGCGCAGCAATGCATTCATCACGTCATTTTCACTCGTTTTTTTAGACCCATCTCCAACCGGAGCAGTCCAATCAAATGTTGTTTTTTTCCTGTCAGCAGTCAACGAATCTACTGCTTGCTCAAACGTCGTTTTGTCATCTACCATTTTTAGGGCCTTAAAGGCAATAAATTCGGCCTCTTCCCCACTCAAACCCTTTTTAAGTACATACAAATCTCTTTTGAGTTGGTCTCTTTCGTTTTCTGCTGCGGTCAGTTTCCCGGAAAGAGCCTCTCTCTCCCCAGTCAACCGTTCCCACTTATCCCTTTCAGACTGCTGATTTTCTTTCCATGTCCGGAACGCATTTAACTCAGCTTCATCCGGGATACCTTTTGTTGCCTTTGCTACCGCTCTTGCTTTTTCTTTACTGATAAGAGCGTCAACTTCGGCCTGAGTAAAGGTCACCTCACCACCTGTCCCCGGTGTCGGGTCCTGTACAACAGGATTGTTAATAGGTTCAGCCATTTTATAAACCTCCGTTTTTTGTTTTTGGCCCGTCGGCCACCGTTTAACGCCCGTCGGCATAAAAACGAGCCCCTACACAACCAACATGGGAGTGAAAGGGGCCACAGCTCTCCGCCCAT